ATGCGCAGGCCCAGAAGCTGTTCTTCACCTACATCGTCGGCAAGGCGGTCCAGACCGTCGATCCCGACCGGATGGACATCGATGAATGGAATGTCTACCGCGACGCCGTGCCGATGAAGGCGGAGGCGGCCACCGTGATGCAAGCGGGTGATCCGCAACTGCAACTGGACTACCTCCGCCTCATGCGGCCGATCATCACCGAGATCATGCGCGAAGAAGTGTTCAAGATGTTCAACGAAACGCCCGAACAGCGCGAGGCCCGCGAGGATGCCGAGGCGAAGGAAGCGGAGGAATTCCTGAACCGGCCGGTCACCCTCCCCGAAGGCTGGGGCCCCGACGGCATGCCGATACCAAGGGCTGAGACTGCCCCTTCCTCCCCTCGCCCGCGCCCTCGTCGCGGGGCGAAGCGACCGACAGTCCAGCCGCCACCGTCACTCTACGGTGATCGCGACCCAACCTCCCCTCTCCCCCCGGGAGAGGGGCCGGGGGTGAGGGGGAGCGGCCGGGCGCCAGCCGGCATGAGAGAACGCGGAGAGTCACCGTCACCTCACGGTGATTTCGCCCCGCCACCGTCACTCAACGGGGAAAAACGATCCGCGCCGCCGGGCGATGGCCGCTTCGAGCCGTCACCCAACGGCAGTTTGCCGCCAGACCGCCCGTGACCGACCTCAAGTCGCCCGACAAGAGCCCAAAACGCGTCGCCGGCCAGCAACCCGGCAACCGCGCAGCGTGCACCGTGCGCGCCCTGAGCTTCATGGCGTTCTCCGTTGCTAACAAGCGCCGTGTGTGATAGTGGTGCTATGTAGCGCAAGTTGCGTCCGCCGTGCTATGCAGCTGGCGCAAGATAGCACGGGATGCACGAATGGCTTCAACCCTAAGTCAAGAAAAGACTAGATTCTGCGTGCAATCAATTGGATTAGCCATTACTATACACACAGAGTTGTAGACACAATGGTTCGCTGCTAGTCGAGGGATGTAAATGATGCAAGGGGATGTACCGGCACCTGTGACGCCGCCTGACGCACAAGCTCAACCGGCGGTTTCGGGCGAAGCGACAAGGAACGCCCCGGCCGTTACACCGACGTCGTCGTCATGGTCAGGCAGAGAAGTCCTCCTTGGCGGTTTGGCGTTAATCATGTGTGGATTGGTGGTAGGCATATTCGTCGGTTGGTTCTTCGCCGGGCGATTGGTCAGGTACGAGTATCGCGAGGTCATCATTCACTTTACCATCGTGGCTTTCGTGAATGGCAAGTCGAAAGAGTTGGGAGAAAAGGATGCCGGGCTCCCCGTGCAGGAGTACCTGGAGCGCGCCGGGGCAGAGGGGTGGGAATTGGTTGCTGCGGTTCGCAGACCCACAGAGAATAATGTCCGGTCGGAGATTTTGTACTTCAAACGCATAAAGCGCTAGTTGCAACACGCGGACACAAATTGGGTTGTTTGTGGGTAGCAGCGAACCAGCCGTTGCACTTGACTACCCCTTGATTTTCCTTGACATTCTAACCCGTTTTTGGACAGAATCAATGACCAATTCTCCGATTTGTCCAAGTTTTTCTGTCCAAGAATGAGGCAGCAATGAGGCGGAAGCGGACGGGTACTTACGATCATTCGACGGCAACTTGGAAGCTCCGCACCAGTGGCGAGAGCATCCAGATTTCCACCCGTCAGCTATCCAAACATTTCGGTGTAGACGTTCCGAAAAACGAGCAAGCCAGTTTGCCCTTTTGGTTGCGGTATCTCGCACAAGTGCGGAAGGAACGCCTAGCCGAGCAAGCCAAAAACCCGCCAGCGAAGCCGGAAGAAACGGCACCCCATCAAGCCGAGCGTGAAGCCGTACAGACCCGAATACATTTCTTGGAAAGCCTCATTGACCTACTCGAAATCGAGCTAGACGAGTGCCGAAAGACGCTGACTTCGTGGTAGACACCCCAGCCTTTTTTTCGTTGTGTCGCCCACGGTATCCGAGTAGGATGATGTGTGGCATGGCACCACGGACTACGGGAGAAAAAAATGAACGAACTCAACGCACTCATGCGACAGATGGAACGCATCGCCCGACCGATATTCGAGCAAGCCGAGCGGCACGGCGAAATGATCCGGCAAGCTGAACGCATCGCCCGACCAATACTTGAGCAAGCCGAGCGGCACGGCGAAATGATCCGGCAAGCCGAACGCATCATCCGACCGATTATCGAAGCCCATGAACGAATTCGCCCACTTCTTGAGGCACATAACAGAATGATGGAGATATGCCTTCCTCACACCGTTGAACCACCAAAATACGTCGTGGTCCAATCCGTCGAATATCCCGATAGTCGATTACAGCACGAAAAACAAGATGGACGCAAACAGAGGCGAATCGGATTTCGGTTGCCAGATGAACCAGAGCCAGACGACGACGAATTCCAAGAACATCCACCAGAGCGACGAAGAATTGGATTCTAACTACATAGCCAGAAGTGCCTATTTGGAGTGCTTGTCATGATTCGTCCAATCGGTTTTTGGTTTCTTTGCCTATCCATTTTGGTCAGCATTCCCGCTTGCACACCGCTTACGCCAGAAGAGAAAGCTGAAAGAGAAAAGCGAAGAGAGGCGGAACAAAAGCAACGAGAAGAAAGAGAGGCAAAGGAAGGAAGTACACATAGGAAAGCAGAGATTTGGGTTCTGGCCCAAGAAATTGTAACGAATAACTGCAAATCTCCTAGCACAGCAAGTTTTGGCGGCTTTGGAGAACAAACCTACATGAGTAATGTTCAGTTTCTAGGCGATGGCGTCTACAAAGCCTACGGATTTGTGGATGCTCAAAACGCATTCGGAGCGGTACGCCGAGCGAATTGGAGTGTAGAAATGAAGTACGAAAACGGCGATTGGAAACTGCTAAAGCAATCAATTACAGAGCGTTAGGGCGGCTAGGACTCGAAACGGGAACGTCTACGACGTTCCTTTTTTGTTTCCAGATTTTTCATCGAAGCCAGAGGAAGCCTACTTTTTTGGCCGTTCAAGGCAGCTTTCGAGAGAAACGGTCTCGATTGATCCAGACGGAATAAGGTGCTTGAGAACGCTGCCGGTTTTCAACGGCGGAATCCATGCAGAAGTATTGGCGTACACACTGTATGGGCAGTAATGAGAGATTAGATTGCTGAGAAGCATCGCTGCGGCCATGCCCTCGGTGCGACGGGCGACAAAGCCGGGAAACTCTTTGTATGCAATCTGGTGTGGGGCGTCTACAAACAAGTCATCTCCATAGGCGACACAATCCACGGCGACCTTGTGTTTTTCACTTGCTCTCGCAACTGTCTTGAGAATCACATCTTCATGGTTGCTTCTTTCTTCGTATACAAACAGCCCCAACACGCTCAATTCCGGCTTCACAAGAAATGCGGATTGCCACATTGCTTTGTTCTTTGCCAATTTCAGAATTGCTTTTGCAACATCGTTGCGGCTGTTGAATCCCGTTTTCACTTCGATTGCCCCACGAACGGCGTCGGGTGTTACAATCACAAGGTCATCTTCCCAAAAAAGACGTGGGGCCGTTTTCTCCAAGATCAGAATGTCTATCTGTGATGAACACTCTTTAGGCGTGACGACAAACCCAGTCCCTATGAATAAGGATTCTGGTAGATGCCTCTTTAGTACGTTGCGAAGTAGGATTTCCTTGTGTGAGCCGTCCGTGGGCCAGTGTTTCGAGCCAATTAGATTTCGCACTCGATTCTTGGCGGCATTCAATTCGTCTCTCAGCGATTGATGATGTGCAACCATCATCTCCCACATTTCATCCTGACTTCGTGCCATTGGTTAATCCTCACTTCAACGCTTTCGCCACTTCGATTAGAGCATCCATTCCGCCTACCCGATCTGCCACGGCCCGCACTTCCTTTAGTGCGTCCAGAGGCACCGTAGCAACGTCGGCTTTCTTCCCTTTCCGTTTTCCACTCCCGCCGCTCACCTTGTTTTTGATTGCATAGAACAAACCCGCCGTGATTTCGTGGCCTTTCGATTTCATCGCTTCCACGGCTTCGTTGGCAGTGATTTTCGAGTTTTTCTCGATAAGCTCTCGCACAAGCTGGCTTTTGTTTACCTTGTCTTTGGCCACGTTACACCCCTCTGGCTAGTGGTGAGTGAGATATAGACGCCAGAGGCACTATACAGCTAGTGGATACGCTGGCAAGGATAGCCGCTCATTTATCTCGTCAAGCGGCACTAGATGGATACCACTGCCTCTTGAGCGGGCCGACAACACCACGCAATCTTTGCTCTTTTCGGCCTTTCTCTCACTCCATACGAAATCGGAAAAACTGCCAGCGTGCCGTATAGCGAGCGGCACTCCCTTGAAATGCAAATCTTCTCCGTGGTAAACATCCCGGTGGTAATTCTTGGTGGTGGTGCCGAAATAAGAAAGGTAAAGTGCAACGTGGATTTCTCGAATCAAGCCAGCGTGAGCTTGATATACCCACGGCCTAGCACTCTCGCCAAGATCGGCTACCACGTCATCCACGGACGGCACCACGCCAGAGGCAAAAACACGTTGCCATAACAGAGGCATCAAGAGCGGCCCTTTGAAATACCCTCTTGCTCTGGCAAACAATGCTCCGTTGTAGTGCCAGTTTCGAGCGTGTTCTAGGAATGATTTCTTGAGACTATCGGGCCGGTGTACGATTATGTCTTGATCTTGTGTAGTTTCTACTCCCATAACCGTATCTAGCCGAGACGCATATAATTCGTCGGCAGAGGAGTAGATACAGTATGGGACAATCACACAAGAATTTCTGGTTGACAAAAGGTGAGCTTGACGAGCGATACCGTGAGAAGCTGGCAGACGGTTTGGCCAAAGAGATTGTACAGCGTCATCGTGAGCTAATTATTGAGGCAGTCAAGAAAGAGCTAGAGTTTATCACGCTCTTGGATTTTCTCGACAAAGATAACGAGAAAAAAGCGAGTGAGGATACTACCATAGAGTGAGCTTTTAACTCCCTTAAAGGCCGAGAGCGTGCGTTACTCGCTCTCGATTCTCCTAAGAAACGGCCCGCTCGCAAGAGCGGGCTTTTTCGTTTCACACCCGTATCTCAACGGAGATACGAGGACTAGATACGAGGACTGAAATACGAGGACTGAAATACGAGGACTGAAATACGAGGACTGAAATACGAGGACTGAAATACGAGGACTGAAATACGAGGACTGAAATACGAGGACTGAACATACTGTATGATGCGATCATTGAAACCTTGTCCGGTGTGTGGTAAAGCCGTCCGTGGTGAGTGCTGCCGAGTACAAACGAGACAATCAAGCCGAGAGCGTGGTTATGATGCCCGATGGGATAAGCTCTCACGGATGTACAAACACGCTCACCCTATTTGCGAGCGATGCAATAAACACGCTGCCGAAATAGTCCACCACAAGATACCAATAGAGACAGACCCTACACTACGGCTTGTGTGGAGCAACCTTGAAAGCCAGTGCCGAGTATGTCATAGCCAAACCCACAAGGAACTAGATGCAACTTGATTTCCAGCTATTCGACCGGGCTACATCGTTCCGGCTATTCCTAGAGGCACTACCAGATAACCCACTCATTCTTGAAATCGGGTGCGTCCGTGGTGTGAATGATCTAGGTGCGGGCATGTCTACGTTGATCTTTGGCGAGTGGTGCCGAGAGCGGGCCGGGCGGCTAACCAGTGTGGATATAGACAAGGGTAACTGCGATTTCGCCAAGATCATCACCACTGGTTTGCCAGTGGATGTAGTCAATGCCCACTCCCACGAATATCTAGCCAGCTATCACGGCCCGCACTTCCACGGCGTTTACCTTGACGGGATGGACACAGACATAGCGGGATGTGCCGAGAGTGCGTTGATAGAGGCACGTCTTGCATCGAGCCTAACCGGGTTGATCTTGATTGATGACGTTGCCGACAAAGGCAAGCTGGCGGTGCCGTGGCTACAAGCCCACGGCTACACCACGATGCACGCTGGCTACCAAGCGTTGATGCGAAGAAACTTTTAACCTACAGCCGGTGAACCGTCCCGCAGCCGTGTAGATTTTTCGCACGTTTTTAATGTCCCGAAACTCTTTCCAGTTAGCCCGATGCCTCTAGCACGCTCTAGGATGCGTTTCTAGGCACGCTGGCACTACATAAGGACATGACACCTATTGAACTCAATCATATCAAGGCAGAGACATGGAAAGCGTTAAAGGACTACAGCATAGACAGTGCCGATAGTCGCAACGTAGCCCGATGGGAAAAGCTGGCCAAACTGTATGTCCAGCTTTGTAAACAACTTGTCAAGATGGAGACAACAAAGAACACCAAACTAGATGCGTTCCTTACAAGACAAGTGGGTCAAAACCAAGAGCGATGAAGCCGCACTAGATGCGGGGTGTTATTTTGACATAACCCATGCCGAGCGTGTGCGGGAGTTCATCGGCACTTTCTGCAAGCTCTCCATTGACGAGTGGGCCGGTAAGCCGTTCCAATTCCTTCCGTTCCAATGGGAAGAAATCGTAGTCCCACTGTATGCGTGGCGTAGACCGGACGGCACCCGCCGTTTCACACAAGCCTCTATCTGGATGCCAAAATCTAATGGCAAGAGTTGTCTGTGTGCCGCTCTGTCTTTGTATGAGCTTATCGGCAGCCAAACCCCGTCCGCAAACATCGTAGTAGTTGCTACCACGATAAGCCAAGCCAAGATCATCTACAAGTACACCACGGATATGGTAGCTCAAGACGAGTGCCTACAAGATGCTCTATGGTGTAGAGACAACATCAACACAATCGAGTATGACGCTACCCGCTCCACATACCGGGTAATGAGTGGTGAGAAGGGTGGAAAACACGGACACCCGATAAGCCTACTTCTTTTTGACGAGCTTGCCGAACAAGACAATAGACAGCTATTTGAGGCACTACGTTACAACGTCAACAAACGTAGGAACTCACTTTGCATCAATATTTCCACGGCGGGATTTCGGCGTGAGAGCATCGGCTATGAAGAGTTCCAAAGAGCCGAGCGAATCTTGAGCAATGAGATAGTAGACACGTCTACGCTGCCCGTGGTGTATGCGGCCAAAGGTGATGACGATTGGAAATCCCTTGATGTAGCCAAGCGAGTAAATCCAGCGTGGGGCATAACTGTCTTTCCAGACAAAGTACAAGAGGAATTGAATCAAGCTATCCACGAACCACGGAAGGAAGCGGCGTACCGTACTCTACGGCTTAACCAGTTTTGCGGCATAGCTACGGGGTGGATCAACTCGCAACTATGGAGCGAGTGCGGAGCGGCTTTCAATGAGGAAGATTTGCACGGCCTAGATTCATGGGTAGGGTACGACATTGGATTCAAGGGAGATTTATCGGCCTACGTTGTCTGTGTTCCGAAAGATGACAAGGTATATTTGATACCACGTTTCTTTTGTCCAGAGCTAGGTGCCGAGCGAAAGGAACGTCAAGACAAAGTGCCTTACCAGCAATGGAGCAAGACACCGAAATATAATTTTACTCTCACGCCGGGTGAAGTGATAGACCCGATTTTCGTCCGTGAGAAGATGCGTGAGGATAGCCGTCTGTTCAACTTCGTGGAAGTGGCCTATGACCCCACAAGAGGATATGACGAGTTTCGCCAGATATGTGAACGTGAGTACGGATGGACAATGGTAGCGGTGCCACAAAGAGCGAAGTATCTAGGTGCGGCTTGTGCGTGGCTAGAGCGGGCCGTGTTGAGCAAGAGCCTACGGCACCCAAACAACCCGGCTCTCAACTGGAATCTTGAGAACGTGGCCATAAAGGAAACGGCAGACGGGCCGTACCCCTACAAGGGAGCGGGTGAGACACAGAGGATTGACGGTGTGTTGGCGGCTCTGATGGGCATTAGTCGCTATTTGGTCAAGGATGTATTCACGGCATCGGTGTATGAAAATGCTGGCGTCACCCTCTAAATAGGACATGCCAGCGAAAAAGAAAACAACCCGAAAGCCGCAAGAGCGAGCTATCACGAATTGGATGGGTTTACCATTCCGCACCACGGCGGCTAGGATTTCAGTTACGCCAGAGAACGCACTTACTTGTAGTGCCGTGAAACAAGCGGTCTACTGTATCTCTAGCTCGATTGCGTCTTTGCCGTTGATCCTATACCAGCGTCAAGAAAATGACGGACGAGAGCGAGCTACACTCCATCCGCTCTATAGCCTACTCAAATCACAACCGAATACAGACACCACGAAGGAAACATTCTGGCAGAGCTTTCTTGTCAACTTGCTTTTGTACGGTGCGGGGTATGCCGAGATAGTGCGTGATGGAGCGGGCCGGGTGCAAGGGTTGTATCTCATTCCGTCTCGATTAGTACAAGTGCAAGTCAGTCCAAATCAGAGCGTAGCTTACAAAGTCAACGGCACTCCGATCAACAGCGAAGATTTGTTTACCGTGTTGTATATGAGCGTGGATGGACTTACTCCGCTCTCGCCAGTGCATCTAGGAAAGGAAGCTATTGCACTCGCCAAGCGGCTTGAAATCTTTACGGGTGCATGGTTCGGCAACTACGCTAGACCGTCCATCGCTATCAAGCATCCGGGCAAACTCTCAGAGCAAGCTGTAACGAATATCAAGAATAGTTTCAAGACTCTGTACGGCAATGACAACGTGGGCGATGTTGGTGTATTGCAAGAGGGTATGGAGCTACGGGAGTTTGGCAGTGATAACGAAAAAAGCCAGTTACGGGAATTGAAAGACTGGTGTGTAGAGGAAATCGGCAGAGCGTTCGGTATCACACAGACAAAGCTCTTTTCGCTTGGACGTGCAACTTGGTCAAATTTACAAGAATTGAATACGGACTACATCCAGTCAACACTACTCCCCATCACGAAGAAAATCGAGAGTGAGATTTCGAGCAAGCTATTGACGGGTGCCGAGCAAGAGGAATACTTTGCCGAGTTCCTTTTCGATGACTTGCTAAAGCCAAAGACATTGGAACGATACCAAGTCTACCAGATTGCTACAACCACTGGCATCTTGACCATTGACGAAATCCGAGCGATGGAGAATCGAAGTCCACTACCAGAGGAAGAAATACCAGAGGACGAAACTGCCGACGATGTAGACAATCCAGAGGAAGAAACACAAGAGGCACATAGATACCAATGATGGAAACTAGACTTCACCCGACCGAACTACAAATTAGAGAGTTGCCAAACCAAGCGACCCGAATTACGGGCTATGCCGTGTATTGGAACAAACCGGCAGTCATCACGGACAACACCGGGCGGAAATTCCGAGAGACGTTTAGGCCAAACTCATTCACGTTTGATGAAGTATTCGGGTTAGTCAATCACGATATACGAAACATTCTCGCCACAAGATCGGCGGGACTGATGACCGTGGAGCAAGATCAAGACGGTTTGCGTTTCGAGATTAGCCTACCAGATACCACTCTTGGCAGAGACACGCTATCTAACGTGCGAGCAAAGAACTACAAGGGTGCGAGCGTAGGATTCAACGTGATAGAGGATAGCTGGAGTTTCAAGGGTGAGCCTAGCGTAGACATATTGAGAGCCGAGCTAAAGGAAATCTCCCTCACTCCAATACCCGCACACACAAGTACCGTTAGTGTTAGGTGCGTGCCTCTCACTAATATGAGCGACAAAAGACGGCAGCTATACAAAATTATGTTGCCGAGTGAATAGATAGAGAAATGGTTTATCAAAGAGGAACTATGGCGAAATCAGTCGAGTTGAAACAAGAGAGAGCTACCCTTATTGCCGACGCAAAGAGAATGCTTGATCTAGTCGAAAAAGACAACCGTGCATTCACGGATCAAGAGGAAGATACCTACAACTCTATCACACAGAAAGCCGAGAGCTTGCGTGATGAAATCACGAAAGCCGAGCGGCGTGAGTGGGTAGAGAGTGCGGAAGTGGAAAACAAGAGGATTGAACGCAAGATCAAGCCGCTTGTGGTTCGCACTGCCGAGCAATCGGGCAATCTCAATCGTGCCTATCTCGATTGGTTCCGGGCCGGGTTTACCCGTATCTCCGATGAGAGCCGAGAGAATGCTGCATTGTGCGGGGTTGATCTACATTCCAGAGACTTGCATATCTGCCAGCAAACCAGAGACATTACCAAGACAACGGGTGCCGATTGGGTGCCGGAAGAGTTCTATAACCAAGTCAATGACAAGCTCTTGACGATGGGCAGTCTATTCTCGCTCGCCAACAAGATTCCGACCAATACCGGCAACGTAATCACCGTGCCTCTTTCGGACGATAGCAGTAACAAAGCTGTCATCACAAGTGAAGGAAACGACTACAACGAGACTGACCCTACGCCGGACAAGATTGCATTGAACGCTTACAAGTACACTACCAGCGTACAAGTAAGTCGTGAAATGCTAGAGGACAATTCATTCCCGCTAGAGCAATACATCGTATCCGCTCTCGGCACCCGTCTTTCCAGAGGCATCGAAACACACCTTGCTATCGGCGATGGGACGGGCGAACCGCAAGGGGTTTG